TTCGGCTTACGGTTTCGAATACTTATTCGAAGCGTACCCGACGTACAGTGCGGCTTGATTTCTCGAAGATTGCTGCCGATCCGTTGATTTCGGCACAGAATATCAAGTATTCCATGAGCGTTCAGCTCGGGATTGATATTCCTGTGACCGGTTTCACGGTGACGGAGCAGAAGCAGATTGTAGATGCGCTTACAGCGTATCTTACTGCCTCTTCGGGTGCCCGCGTTACCCAACTTCTGGGTGGCGAGGTGTAACAGACACTCGCTTTTGCGAGTCAGGATGAGTGGGTCTGAAATGACCCACTCATCAGGTGAAACAAGTCCATAGCTACATGAACACCTAGCCCCATTAGGAGCAGATGTTGAAAAGCATGGAAATGTTCTTGCAAACAATCATCCAGGAATTGGGTGATTGGTGTCGCGTGAGCACCAGTCTTGATCTAAAAACGATCAAGGCTCGAGTCGAACACGAAGGTATTAGTTTCTTAACTATTACCCTTCCTGCCTTTGGAAAAGACTTCGAAAAAAGTCTTGACCAGGGACAGGTAGACAGATCGTCCTTTAAAGGTTTTTCCTTTAAGGCAGGGCTCCCGAGATTTCTCTCAGGTTTCCTGTGTCATGTGTTTGACTCTAGTACTGGCCGGTTATTGGAATACCCTTCGGTAGCCGCAATTCGATCCATTCGTCAGATTACTCTGATGTTTGGAAAGATTGAATTGGAATGCTCGCAAGAGCGGACCAATTCTGCGATCGAGAGGTATCTCCAAAGTGAGCAGGACATCAAAACATACGACAAGCAACTTGCAGCGCCTGACTCTGATGAACTCAGAGAAAGGTATTTGCGAGTTGGTCGCATGCTCTATGCTACAACGTTTTCAAGCGTTGACCAATTGGTCTACGATGGGGACATTGTACCAAGAGTTAGCTCTGGAAGCACGGCTGACAGAATTAGAGGAAACTCTAAATATCTGCAGACCGAGTGGACAGACCGACTTGAGTCGATATTTCCATACGGAACATATCTACACTCGAGCTGGGGATCGTTTTTGCGATCAGCTAGTATTGATGTACTCGAACCTGGAGCTGAAAGACCCGCAAGGGTCATAACAGTTCCTAAAACGTTAAAAACGCCTCGCATTATTGCAATGGAACCTCTCTGCATGCAGTATGTGCAGCAGGGGATTCTGGAGCGTATTGTGAGTGCTATCGACGAGGATGACATCTTGTCGAAGCTAATCAGTTGGAAGTCTCAAGTTCCTAATCAGGAACTGGCCCGTAGAGGGTCAATTGACGGCTCCCTTGCTACACTAGACCTTAGTGAAGCATCTGATCGCGTTTCTAATCAGCATGTACGAC